CGCCCCACCCACATCATCTGCGACGACCTGTTGAAAGACGACGATGTGGAGAGCGCCTCCCGCAGGGAAGCCGTCTATCGCTGGTTCAAGCGGGCGGTGATGAACCTGGGCAAGGATGCCCTCATTGTGGTGGTGAACACCATCATGCATCCCGACGATCTGCCCAGTCGGCTCAAGAACGAAATCAAAAAAGGTAAGCTAAAGGGGTGGGTGTGCCTATGGCTCAGGGCTCACACGCCCGAAGGACAACCCATCTGGCCCCAGCGCTGGAGCCTGGAGGATTTGCGCCAGAAACGGGAGGACGTGGGCGAGGATGTGTGGGCCACGGAGTTTTGCAACGACCCCGTGCCTGAGGGGTCCAAGAAGTTTCGGAAAGACTGGTTTGTCTTCTACGACGTGGCCCAGATAGACCCGACCCAGTTGGTGATCACCTGTGCCGTAGATCCGGCAACGGGAACGAGCACTGGCGACTACACGGCAGTGGTGGCTGTGGGAGTGCCCAAGGGCTTTCGGTATCCCATATATGTTTTGGAGGCCTGGGGGGCCAGGTGCTCGGAGTTCGAGCTATTGGCCAAGCTGGTGGATCTCTACGGACTCTACCCTCACATGAAGATGATGGGTTTTGAAGAGCAGAACTTCCAGAAGATCTACAAGAACCTGTGCATCCGGGAGGCCTGGGAGCGCTACGGGGTGAAACTGCCAGTGAAGGGGATAAAGCAGACGGGAGCCAAGGCCCTTCGCATTGCCAGCCTGTCTCCCCTGGTGGAGGCGGGAGTGATTCGCTTCAGAAAGACCCAGACCCTATTGCTGGATCAACTGGAGGCCTTCCCCAAGGGCCACGATGATTTGCCCGATGCCCTGGAGATGGCCGTTTCCCTGTTGCCCAAGCAGAACAGGATCCCCAAGGCCATCCCCTTGAGGATTCGGCGCCAGGCAGCGGATATATTGAGGAGGTATTGAGAGCTCATGGCTCATGGCTAATGGCTAATGGCTAATGGCTAATGGCTGATGGCTCGTGGAGGAATAACCAGATGAACCAGATAAACCAAATAAACCAGACAAACCAGACAAACCAGATCAACCAAACAAACCAAATAAACGAGATGAACGAGATAAACGAGACAAACCAGGGGTGAGGGATGACTAGGAAGTACTTGGGCCAGGAGGTGGTGAGCCAATACGAGGCCATCTTTGCGGGGTTCCTGGACTATATGCCCAACCCCGATCTGCTCCTTTCCACCACGGGGGAGACCCTGGAGGTTTATAACAAGATGCTCCTGGACCCCCACATTTCTTCCATGCTGGACCTGAGAAAGAGCTTCACCAAGGGGCGGGCCTGGGACCTGGAGCCGCCGGGAAACGACGCTGTTTCGACACGATCCACGGAGCTGGTGAAGGACGTGCTGAAAAAGACCAACCTGGCCCACGGTATTTCCCAGCTCCTTACGGCCCTGGAATACGGATTCGCCGTGGCGGAGCTGGTGTGGCGCCAGGAGGATGGCCTGTGGATTCCCTCCCTGAAGGGCAGGGCCCAGAAGCGCTTTGTCTTTTCTCTCAAGGGGGAGCTTATGCTGGCCGACCCCTACCCCAAGACCTTAAGGACTAAGTACAAGTTCATGGTCTACAGGAACCAGCCCAGGGACGAGAACCCCTATGGCACGGCCCTTTTGGCCCGTTGCTACTGGCCCTGGACTTTTAAGCGGGCAGGGTTGCGCTTTTGGCTCACCATGTGTGAAAAGTTTGGCGTGCCCACCATTCTGGCGCTGTTTAAGTGTGACAGCGATGAAGAAGCGGAGAGACGGGCCCAGGCCATTGCCGCAGCCCTTTACAACATCCAGTCCAACGCTGCGGCGGCCCTGTCCAACGTGGATGATGTAAAGATCCTGGAGGCCAGGGGGGCCGGAGAGGACTTTTTGAAACTCGTTACCTTCTGCAACTTCGAGATCTCCAAGGCCATCACCAACCAGATTTTGTCCTCCGACATCGGCGATTCTGGCTCCTATGCCCTATCCAAGGAACACAAGGATACCCTGAATCGCCTAGCCCTGGAGGATGGCAGGGCCCTGGCAGAGCTCATAAATAACACCCTGATTCCCTGGATCGTAGAGTTGAACCTGGGAACGAAGGCACCGGTGCCTACTTTCGAGTTTGATTTCTTTGAGATACCTCCCTGGGACATGGTGAAGGATGCCATAGACCGGGGAGTGCCTATTTCCCGGCGGGCCCTGTACACCCGCTACAACCTGCCCGAGCCGGAGAGCGAAGACGATGCCTTCGTTGCACCCAAGAAGGCCCAGGAGGTGGCCTTCTCCGACCCTTTTGGGAGGGGCAGGATCAGGTTGAAGTGATACCTCTGGCCAAGCCTGCCCCTGGTGTGGAGGCCAGGGAGCAGGAGATCCAGGTACACCTGGGAGAGCTGGAATCTCTGGTTCAGGACTACCAAAAGATCGGAGGGCAGATGCTCTATGATTTCCTGGTCTCGGCCCTGCCCACCATCATCCGCCGCAAGAAACCAGCAGCCGAGGTGTTCAAAGGTCTGGAGAGGTGTGTCTACAACATGATGCTTTTGGCATATCTCTTGGGATGGGTTCATGTCACGGAGCTAGCTCGGGGAGAGGCAATATTTGCCGAGATAGTGCCCGAGCCCCTGCCGATGGAGGAGGCCATTACCCTTTTCAAGGCCCGGGTGCCCCTGGAGCCCCAGGAGTTCTATGCTTTACAGGCCCCCTTGAGGCTTCGAGCCTTTACCGTGGCCCGTCTGGTGGGTCTGGACGCTATAAACCGGGTGAAGGAAGCCATCTCCCGGGTCCTGGAAGAAGGGCAAACCCTTAGCCAGTTTTTGGAAGAGGTGGGGGCCCAGGCAGTGATCCAGCGGGCTGGATTCGACACCACCAGCCCCTGGTACTGGGAGACGGTCTTTCGCACCAATGTGATGAGCGCCTACTCCTCAGGGCGGTGGGCAGCCATCCAGAAGCACAAGGGAGCCTTTCCTTACCTGGAAATTCTCACCATTCCCGACGAGAGGCGCTGTCCCATCTGCGGCCCTTTGCACGGTATGGTGAAGCCCGTGGAAGATCCTTTTTGGCAGAGCCATCACCCTCCTCTGCACTTCAATTGTCGGTGCGTGGTGAGGCCCATCCACAAGAGAGAAGCCCAGGACATGAACATTGAGCCCAGCCCGGTGAGGACCCAGGATCTACCTCCGGTGATGGAGGGTTTTGGCGGCGTGCCCTCTCTGGCCGCCCTGCCTCCCTCCATGTTGGAAAGGGCCAGGGAATACGGCATCCTGGACGAAGTGATGGGCCTGGCAGAGAGATTGGGCCTGTCCTGGATGGCAGACCCCCTGGAGGCGGTCGTAAGGGCCAAAGAGGATACCATTGTCCACCTGGATCACGAGAAGTGTTTCGTTTTTGACTCTTCTGGAAAGACAGTCTTTCAAAAGGAAGGAAAAGAAAGCAGCATTTTTCTTACTAAAGAGGAGGCGGAGAAGCTTAGGAATCGAGTCTTTACCCATAACCATCCTGGCGGAGCTAGCTTTTCATGGGCTGACATAGACACCCTTTGGAAGACCGGGCTAAAGGAGATCAGGGCCGTGACAAAAGAGTTTTTGTATAGAATGAAAATCTTAGAACCCGGGGAGGGCCTCCAGAAAGCAGAGAAAATGTGGTGGGACTTGTTTAGGAAAGCACGTGAAGAACGCGGGAAAGAAATACAGCGGTTGATAGACGATGGGTTTGCGCCCGATGAAGCGGGTAGAATGGCATGGGCAAGGATGACTCATGAAATCTGGTTGCAGATAACCGCCCAAGTTCCCTGTCTCAAATACGAAAGGCTACGGCGATGATTTGGAGTCTTTGCGGCTCTTGCGGTAGCGGCAGGTGTCCTCCTCTTTGTCCCAGACGGCTTCTATTATGTCCCTGTCGGAGATAAATTTGTTTACTGCCAAGCACTCCCATGTTTCGGGGTCCAAATACTTACAGCCGAAGCAGATTTCAGGGATGCCGCCATCTACGCGGCAGAATATTTCCTCACGTGTTTTCGCCATGTTGTCCCCCTTTTCCCTAAGATACGTTTTGAAGCGATATGCTGTCAATCCTGTCCCATAGATTCCCACTAGCTAAGGCCCTAAGAGACATTGCCCGTCAGACGCAAAATTTTGGCTTCTGAGGCCCTTTACCTTTTTAGACGATAAAGACATGGCCCAAACTTTTTGAACACCTTTTTGAACACTTTTGAACACCTTTGAACACCCCCAAGGGAGAGGGGTCAGGCTCATGGGTGATAGCTCATGGCTGATGGCTGATAGCTGATGGCTGATAGCTCATAGTTCATGGCTCATGGCTGATGGCTCATGGAGGACCAGATAAACCAGATAAACCAGACAAACCAGACAAACCAGATTTGGCAGGTTTGGCAATGGCTTGGGTCAGATACCTTTATATATAGGCTCAAGATGTGGCTGGAGCTGGCTAAAATAGGGCAGTACAACGGTAAGGAGCTCACCCGTTCCGATTTCGAGCAAGTGGTGGAGACTTTTCAGGGTGAGGCGCCTGTAACCTTGGGCCATTCTTTCGCCGACTTTATGCCCGCCTTTGGCTGGGTTAAGGCAGTGAAGCTGGAGGACGAGACCCTCTACGGCGACGTGGATCTTTTGCCGCTTCTGAAGGATGCCTACGATAAGGGCTTTTTCAAAAAGTGGTCCATTGGCTTGCGCAAGAACTCCGAAGGCAAAAAGTACCTTCATCATCTGGCCTTTCTAGGCAGCGTTCCGCCCCTCATCAAGGATCTGAAACCCGTGGGCCAGGTAGCCTTTAGCGATGATGTGGAGATCTTCGAATTTGCCGCTCTGGAGGCGGACAAGCTGGGCGTCATTGCCAGGGCTCTCACAGGTTTGAGGGAGTGGCTCCTGGAGAAGTTTGGCAGGGAAGACGCCGATAAAGTGGTGCCTCCCTACGATCTGGACTGGTTGAAAGAGCCTCCTGCCCAGAACTTTGCCGACTCCCCTCCTCCCCTGTCCAAGCTACCCATCAAGGAGGTGGCCTGGGACAACGATGGGGCCAGGGCCCGGGTTTTCGAGAAGTATGGGATAGCAGGGCTCAAGGCCTACTGTCTCTACCGAGACCCCAAGAGCGATCCCGAAAACAAGACGGCCTATAAGTTTCTGGTGGTAGACATAGTGGACGGGAAGCCTGCTCTGGTGCCCAAGGCCGTGGCAGCGGCCCTGGGATACCTCCACGGTGCCAGGGGTGTCCAGATAGACGCTAAAGTGGCCAAGGCGGTGGAACCCAAGCTTTTGGCCCTGAAGGAGCGAATAGACAAGGAGAAAAAGAAGGAGGAGCCCATGAAATTTTCCGATTTGCCCAAAGAGGAGCAGGAAAGGCTATTGGCCGAGGCCAAGGCCCAGGTGGCCCAGGAGTTTGCCGATAAGGAACGTGCCCTTACCGGTGAGCTCTTGGCCCAGAAGAAGAGAGAGCTAGAGGAAGCTATCAAGGGCAGGGTGCCCAAGGAGAAACATCCTCTGGTGCTGGCCCTGGCCGATGCCATGAGTCCCGTGGAGAAGATGGAGTTCTCCGACGGTGACACCAAGTACGAAAAGAGCCCCCTGGATGTGCTCATCGAGATCTTCAAGGCCCTGCCATTGCCGGTTCAGCCAGGGGAGCAGGACTTTGGCGATCCCCCTACTCTGGATAAGCCCCTGGGGGATCTGACCAAGTACATGTGAAGAGGAGGGTGTGATGGCCTTTGACGCTGTATTGGGAACCCAGCAGTTTACCGAAAAGCAGGTGGCAGCCGGTGGTCACGGTCCCTTTGGGATAGCCTGGCCCGTAAAGGCCGACCAGGGAGTGCTGGAGGCTGGCACCGTGGTGGCCGTGGACGAGAACAATAAGTTGGTGCCCTACGGAGAGACCAGCAAGGAGATAGGTACCGGAGACGGATCCAACAAGGATTTCTCCGGCAGCCTGGACGCCAAACCCTTACAGCCTGGCACTGTGGTGGTCACTGATGGCACCCAGACCCTTTGCGATGACGGATGCGGCCGTCTCTACGGCGACGGCTCCGGCACGGTGAACTATGAGACCGCCAAGGTGAACGCCAGCTTCACCGCTGCCCCCGACAACGGAGCCACCGTGTCCGCCTCTGCCAAACGAAGACTTTTTGGCGTGCTGGCCAACAAGGTGGACACCACCAAGGAGACGGTGGCCGTGGTGTACCGCCACGGCACGGTGAACAAAGCAGCCTTGCTGGTGGACGGAGCGGCCATAGACGATGCCGACGTGGCCAGGCTGGTGGAGATAGGAATCTACTCCATTTGAAGGAGGTAAAGGATGCCTGTGAACATAGACCTTAGAGAGTTTTTCACCCCCGAGGCGGTGGCTCAGGTACTAAAGACCCTGCCGCCTCTGAAGACCCCCGTGGTGGACACTATCTTTCCCGACAGCAAGCGCAGGCAACACGGGCTGCCTGTGGTAGGCGTGGACGAGATCGTGAAGACCACCAACGCCGTGCCTGTGGTGAGGAGGGGATCTCCCAGCGTGCCTATTGGCGACGAAGGACGGACCATCACCTACATCGAGCCCCAGCCCATAGACGTGAATTCCTTTTTCACGGCCAAGGACCTCAATGACCTGAAACTCTTGGATAAGGCAGGGCGTCAACAGGTGGTGACCAACAGGATAGACGACATGCGTCGGGTGGTGAGGGCCACCACGGAAGGGTTGGCATCCCAGGCCCTCACGGGACAGATCGCCTGGCCCATGAAGACCGAGGGCGGGGTCCTGGACACCTACCAGGTGGGTTTTGGCTCTCCCCTTACCTACTCCCCGGATCTCACCTGGGGCGATGCCAACAAGAAGGCCAAGGACATCCTGAACGATCTCATCCAGATGGAGTCCCAGGTCCAGGATGAGTCGGGCTACGCCGAGATGAAGATCTGGGCGGGGCGTCAGGCCTTCCTGGCCTTGGCCGGGGTGGTGGAGAACATCTCCAACAAGAGCGCCATCAAAGTGAGCATCTCCGAGAGGGCCATCAACCTGGCCGGATACAGCGTGGAGCTCATGAATGTGAGCTACTACGACCCCGCCACCAAGACCAGGAAGAAGATCGTGGACGAGAAGAAGGTGGTGATGTGGGCCAACGATGCCCCCTTCACCCTTCTTTACTGCGCCATTGATGACATGAAGGCGGGGCTTTTGCCCATGCCCTTCTACGCAAGGCCCGTGGATGAGGATGATCCATCGGGCGTGAAGATCCTGGGTAAGAGCAAGCCCCTGCCTATACCTGTGCCCAAAGCTATTTGCTGGGCCACGGTGGTGAGCTGATGGCTGATGGCTGATGGCTGATGGCTGATGGCTGATGGCTGATGGCTGATGGCTGATGGCTAATGGCTGATGGCTAAAAACTATCAGCTATGAGCTATCAGCTATGAGCACAGAGGTAAAAGATGGGGATCTGGCTGACGGCGGATGAGCTGAAGGAAGACATGGACCCTGGCATCTATGACCAGGTGACCCGGGGAGATGACTCGCTGGGGGACTGGGCCATCTCCCGGGCCGAAACCTGGTTCACGGCTTACCTGCGCCGCAGTGGGATTACGCTAACGGATGAGATGCTTCCTGCCGCCAAGCAGATCATCTCCAAACGGGCCCAATATGAGCTCTACGCCAGGCAGGAAGTGGAAGAGATGGCCCGGGACAAGCGCCAGGACGCCAATGAACTGGTGAGGGCCCTTTTGGGAGACGATCCCGAAGGCGACACTGATATGGAGAGACCTGTGGCGGCTGTGAAGGTCCCTGAGGGGCAAAAAATAGACTGGAGCAAGTTCTGATGTTGCAAATGAAGGTGGAAGCCAGGGACATGGAGGCCAGCAACTTGCTGGCAGCCCTCCAGGAGCGCCTGGCCAACACCAGGCCCCTCATGGAAGAGATCGGTTTATATCTGGTGTCCCAGACCATGCTCCACTTCGTCCAGGGGGGGCCGGGCTGGCCTCCCCTGAGACCTTCCACCGTTGCCAGAAGGCGAAAAGGCTCGGCGGTGCCTTTGAGGGACACGGGACGGCTCATGAACTCCATCGCCTACAAGGCCGAAAACGACATAGTGACAGTGGGGACCAACGTCCAGTATGCCGCTGTGCAGCAATTTGGGGCTAGGAGGGGCCAGTTTGGGACCCAGGAAGTGGTGCAACATGTAAGGGCCCATCTGAGGCGCCAGCACGGACGCCAGGTCCCCGTGAGGGCCCACGAGAGGAGAAGGACCATCCAGATGCCCTGGGGAGACATTCCGCCCAGGCCCTTCTTGTACATGACGCCTCAGGACGAGGGGCGGATTTTGCGCATGGTGAGGGAGCACTTTGAGTTATCTGGCTAACATAGAGGACACCATAGTGGCCCGGCTGAAAGAGGCCCTGGGCATCACCAATGTGGATGGGGCCCGGGGCACCTGGCAGGAGGTGATGGCAGGGCTCTTCTCTCTGCCGGGGGTGAGGGTGGTCTACGAGGGCTCGGATTTTGCCTTGGAAAACCAGTTGGAGCGAGAAGACCTGAGTTTCACCGTGCTCTTTGCCTGTCGGGATATTAGGGGGGCTGGCAGGGATGACGCCTACACCATGCTGGAGGAGGGCAGGGCGGCCCTGAGGCGATTCAGGCCTGAGGTGGACAACGTGGACATGAAGCCTTTCGTGCCGACCAAGACCCTCTTCGTGGGGGGAGACGCCGATAAGGTGGTCTACGCCCTGACCATAAAAACCCGGGTCAAAAGGAGAGTTTGAGGAGGGATAAAAATGGCTGAAGAGAGGCTTGCCCAGGAAAAGCAGGAGAAAAAGGCACCACCCAAGGTGAAAGTGAAACTTAAAAAGCCCCACGAACACGAAGGAAAGGAGTACCCCGCTGGGAAGGTGATCACTGTTCGGGAAGACCAGGCCCAGAGGCTCTTCTCGTGGGGCGTGGCGGAAAAGCTGAAATGAGGAGGGAATGAGAGATGGCTGGTTTCCTTGGAAAAGGCGAGGTTTATATTGATAGAGATCTCCAGGGCAAGTTTCTGCCCATAGGCAATGCCATTAAGTTTGCCATTGCCGAGACGGAGGCGGATGTCAAAGAGAGGATCTCCCGGCGGATAGATACCTACGGCCAGGCCCTGGATAGGGTGGCCCTGGCCAAGCCCGCCAAGATAACCATCGAGCTCAATGAGATCGACGCCAAAAACCTGGCCGTGGCCCTGCGGGGGCTGGTGGAGGATGTGACAGATAGTGGGAGTGTTACCGGAGAGGATGCCACAGCAGCCCTGGGAGCCTACGTGAAGCTGGCCCACGATGGTATTGACGAGGCCACTGTTGCTGTGACCAACGAGGACGGCTCCACCACGTACACGAAGGACACGGACTACGAGATCCGGGGCTCCGTGGGTCTCCTCAAGGCCCTGGAAGGCGGAGATATCACTGACGGTCAGGCTCTCAAGGTGGACTATCAGTACAACGAAACCTGCAAGAAGATCCTGGGCTCCAAGAAGACGGAGATCGAGGGCGCCCTCATTCTGGAGGGCATCAACATGGCGAACAACAAGGCCTGCCGGGTCTATGTCTGGAAGGCCAGGCTCATGCCCACCAGCGAGGTGGACTTCCTGGCCGAGGACTTTACGGGCATTACCCTGGAGGGCACCCTCCTCACGCCTCCCAACAAGACGGAGCCTTACGAAGTGAGATACGTGGAGTAAAGCAATGGGTGGAGTGAGGATGTCTAAAAAGGTGCGCCTGGGCGACAGGGATGTGATGGTCAAAGAGCTCACCGTAGCCCAGGTGCGCCAGCTCCTGGACGAGTTTGAGAGGCCCGGGGAGGTCCACGTGCTGGACATGATGTTCGAGGAAGCTCCGGCTATGGCTCTATCCATGAGCACTGGCTTGGAAGTGGCCGAGCTTGAGGAGTATTCCCCTAGCGAGCTGGAGCCTTTGAAAGAGGCTTTTCTGGAAACCAACCCTTTTTTCGTCCGTCTGGTGAAGCGTCTGTCCAGGATAGGCCGGGAGGCATTGAAGAACTCGATAGAGGAATCTGCTGGCTGATCATGTGGGGCCACAGCCAGGTGTGGGATTACGGGTTTGGCTGGTTTGTGAAGGCCCTTCAGGCCACGACCGAGTTACTTAAAGAGAGAAACAAAGGCCCATAGGACAACATATAGAACCACTACCGCTAAGGCCAGGAATAAGAACCCGACAACGAATATGCCTAGCAAAGAGCTTTCTAGTTCGTAAATCCGCTGCTGGGGAGCTTCAGGCAAGAGAAGACAGAAGAGGTTGAAGGCCATGAAAGCAACAAAGGCCCATCCCAGTATTTGGACTTTCAGATTGGGCCTTTGGGGAGGCATGAGCCCTCTGGGTTCAGGAGATTTCTTCTTAAAGGCAAATCCTTTCATGGGATTAAAATAACCTCCCGGGAGGCATGAAGCAATGGCTTTGGTGAGCGCCCTGGACATTGTGATACGGGTTAAACCCGAAGGCGGGGTGGCTATTCGCCGCCTGGAAAAGGATGTTCGGGGCACCCTGGGGCGCATTCGCATCGAAGGACAGAAGACCTCCAAAGGGCTAAAACACGCCTTCGATGTGCTTCAGTTCCGCCCTTTGAGGGAGGTGGAACGGGATATCAAAAGGATCCGGGCTGCCTATGCCCGCCTGGCCCGCTCCGGGCAGCTTTCCGGCCGGGAGCTCTACAAGGCTCAAATCCAGATGAAGACCCAAATAGCTGCTCTCCGGGCTGAGACCAACGGATGGGTCAATGCAATGGCCCAGGCCAAGATGGGGCTTTTAGGCCTGGCTGCGGCGGGATATTCCGTGGTGAAGGTCTTTGGGGCCTACGAGGGCTACACCCAGCGCATGGCCGAGGTGTTCACCCTGGTAGATGCCTCCCGGGAGAAATTCGCCGCCCTGTCCCGGGAGATCCTGGAGATGACCAGGCGCATTCCACAAAGCGCTGAAGAGCTGGCCGCCGCCGAGTACGACATCATTTCCGCCGGGGTGGCCATGTCCAAATCCACCAAGGTGCTGGAGCTATCGGCCAAGGCAGCCGTGGCAGGGGTGACGGACACCAAGACAGCGGTGCGAGCGGGCCTGGGGGTTCTCAATGCTTACAGCATGGGAATAGACCGGCTGGGGCACGTGTACGATGTGCTCTTCGAAACGGTGCGTCAGGGAGTGACTACCTTCCCAGAACTCTCCCAATACCTGGGGGAAGTCTTGCCCGTGGCTACGGCAGCCAAGGTGGGGTTTGAGTCTGTGGCGGCAGCCATCGCCACCATGACCAAGGCAGGCATGAGGACGCCCATTGCCACCACGGCACTAAAAGGCGCCATAAAGGCGCTTTCTGTGCCTACCCCAGAGGCCAAGAAAAAGTTTGAGGCCCTGGGAATCACCTGGAAGGGGCTAATCCCCACTTTGGAGGAGCTAAAAAAGCGCTCTTTGAGCCTAAACCAGCTCAGGGCCCTTGTTCCGGATACGGAAGCTTTAAACGGTGTCATTACCCTTCTCAATCACCTGGACGGACTCAAAAAGACCCTGGGCGACATGAAGGGGGCCGCCGGAGCAATGGAGGAGGCCAACAGCAAGATGGCCGACACGCCGGCCAACAAGATCAAGCTCTTTAAAAACGAACTGGAAAACCTGGAGATCCAATTGGGAGGGGTGTTGTCTAAGGGATTGTTGCCAGTAGTAGAGGGTTTGGAGCTTTTTGTCGGGGGGCTACAAGAGGCAGATCCAGCAACCAAAAGTCTTGTAACCATACTTGCGGCAGGTCTTAGCGCCTTGGCCCTGTGGCGCTTAGGGCTAGCCAGCCTGGTGATGGGATTAAAGGGACTGGCCATTGAGGCCGGGGCAGCTGCGGCATCCACAGGGGCCCTCGGTGTGGCCCTGGGAGCCATGAACGTGGCCTATGCCGCCATCCAGATTGGGCGTTTGGCCTATCAGATCAACGAATACAGAAGGGCCCTGGCCCACCTTCGCGAGGCCCAGGACTACTGGGAAAAGCAGGCCCAGGCCCACAAAGATTTCGCCGAGGTGGAGATAAAGACCCAGGCGGAACTGGCGAAGATGACCGATGAAGAGCTGGAGCAGTACCGGCGACGCCTGGCCGGGGCCATTCGATATTATGGCTTCTTGAAGGCTTCCCTGACCGCTCAGGCCCAGGAGACCAACTGGCTGGGGAAGAAGACTGAGGCGGCCAAAGAGGCGGAAAAGGAGCTGGGAAGGCTCACCCAGCAACAAGAGCAGTACATCCAGGCCGTAAGAGAGTTGCGCAAAGAGGCCGTGGCTCCCGTGGAGGGGTTTGACTCGGCCAAGTTGGCCACCGACTGGAAGACCCTGGCTGATTCCCAGAAAAAGGCCATCGGTGAGCTGGGCAAGTCTGTCCGGGAACTCATGGTGAGCTATCGCCTCCAGGAGAAGGAGCTGGAACTGAGCCTCTCCGGGGCCAAACGGGAGCAGGCGGTGAATGCCCTCAGAGCTAAGATGTACGATGAGCTCACCGTAAAGGTGCTCAACTTCTACGCCGAGCGGTCCCGGGCCCTGGATGCCTATCTGGAGGAATTGAGAACCGAGGCTTCCAAGGAAGGGGCCAACGCTCAAGAGATCGAGATGTACCAGGAAGAGATCCTGGCAGCCAAGGTGAGGGTGGCCAGGGAGGCCAAGGCTGCCATTATCGCCGCCCTGGACGAAGCCCTGAACAAGGAGCGCCAGTACACCCGGGAGATCGAGAACTTGAACCGACAGATTGCCGCGGCCCAGATGGACCTGGAAAGCCAGCTGAGAGATTTGAGGCGCTCCCGCATGGACCAGGAGGAGGCCCAGGCCGATAAGATGAAGGAGGCCTGGGAGAAGGTCTCCAGGGCCCAGGCCGAGCTGGCCAGGGGCAACTACGAGTTGGCCAAGAAGGGTTTTGGCGACGCCCAGAGGCTCTTTGGGGAAGTGGCCAGATCGGCCAAGGATGAGGGAACCTTCCGGGAAGCCTACAGGGGCTTCGAAGAGGCTGGTCAGGGGGCCATTCGGGTAATGGAGCAGATCCGGGCTGAGAAGCAAAGGGCCTTGGAGGACTTGCGCCAGAGTATGGAGGGGTTGAGCGGCCTACTGAAGAACCTCAACACCAAGCTGGCGGAGTTTGCTAAGGAGCTCACAGGTATCCCCCAAGAACGAAAAGCCCAGATCCTCTTCGGGGCCGTGGGCCTGGACGACATCAAGCGGGAGTACGACGCCATCAGGGACAAAACGGTGACGGTAACAGTGAAACAGCAGACCGTGGAGGCCCATTCCGGTGGCGGGCTGGTAGGTTGGAGGCGTTTTGCCACAGGCGGCAAGGTGCCGGGCTGGGGGGGCAGGGATACGGTGAAGGCTTGGTTAACCCCTGGCGAGTACGTGCATACTACCAAGAGCGTAGCCTATTACGGTGTGCAGGCCATGCGGGCTATCAATGAGCGCCTCATCCCCAGGGAGGCGCTGTTGAGCTTGGTGCCTGGGCTCAGGGTACGGATGCCAACTGTGCCTGTGCCATCTGGTGTTCACAGGTCGTCTTTCCAGCACCAGGAGGTCCACGTCCATCTCACCGCCTCCCAGGTGGCGGCCATGACCCAGAGGGGCAAAAGACTTCTGGAGGAGCTAGGTGAGGAGATTGCCCTGGTCATGGCCAGAGGAGGGACCATCTGATGGGTGGCGTGCTGAGATTTAGCTACGGCGCCACGGTTATCAGCATCCAGGATGTCCAGGAGCTGGGCGACACCGCCGGGACGTCCATGAGCGCCACCCGGGATGTGACCGGGGGCAAGGTGATCCAGGTCTTTGCCGGCTCCGCGGTGGAGCTGGGAGACACCATCACCGTGGCGGGCCGCCTGTCGGCTGATGAGTTCCAGGACCTGGTGGCTCTCCAGGAATCCGCCCAGGTGGCCCAGGCCGACTACTGCCCCGACGGCGAGACTGCCCAGGCCTCGTGGAAGGTCATCGTCAGGAGGCTAGAAAACCGGCGCCTCATCCCCCTGGACTGGGTGGATGTGACGCTGGTTCTGGAGATCGTAGAAACGATTTAAGGAGGTAAATTATGGCATTAGTAGTTCCCAATCAGGGCGAGGTCGAGATGCTGGCCCGCATTTTGAACAAAAACACGCCTTACGATGTAGAGTTACGGCTTTTCGTCAATGACATAACTCCAGATGAAAACACCGTCATCGGTGATCTCACCGAATCTACAGGAGATGGATATAGCCCACAAACTCTTTCTGGCGCCAATTGGACCATCTCCACCGATGGCAGCGGAGTGACCACGGCTGAATATCCCCAGGTAACCTTCACTTACACTGGGGCTGAGGCTAACGTATACGGCTATTACGTGACCAGTAATGGCGTTCTCCTGTGGGCCGAGAGGTTCAGCGACGGGCCGTATACCATCCCCTCGGGCGGCGGCGAGATCAAAGTTACGCCCAAAATCACCCTCGATTGATAGGAGGCCATCATGGGCGTGAGCTATATTGGCGTAATCGAGGGATCCGACAAGAACGTCGCCACCCATGAAATTTCCGAGGGGGGCGTCACCAAGCACATAGGCCGCGATGCCCCAGCCGCTGGCGTCCTTACCCTCCCAGACACGCCCCAAATCTCCGAGGCTACTGCTGCGGGGACCAAGAGCGGAGATGTGGATGTTCAGGGGAAGGGGCGGATTGTCTGCAAGATCTCCTACTCGGCTGACAATGTGGAGGCGACCTGGCGGGTCTATTTTAAGGATTCTGCTGGGACCCTGATTCTGGCGACGGAGGAGATTTCGGTCGCCAACCTGGGCATTGCCGATGGCAGCCGTTACCTGGGGCAGGGCATAGTCCTGGCAAACGAGGTGGGAGCCGCCAGCGTGGAGCTGGAACTTGTCACCGCTCCAACCAACAGCGGCAATGCGAGCGCATGGGTTGTGGGGGTGTGAGATGGGGCTTCAAACACCTCTGATAATTACACCGAAAAAGAAAGCGGTGAACATTGAGGAATGGTCTCGAACGATCGAAATCAAGACTACAATGTCTGCCGCCGACGTCCAAAGGGAAATAGATTCCCTGGGCAGATACTTGGCAAACGGGGTGACTATAACTTTTCAGCTCGAGGACGGGCTACATAGTTGGGACGACCAGGTGAAGATCTCGGGGTTCTTGGGACCAGGAAGAATCTATATCTTTGGAAACTCCTCAGACAATTCTCGACAGTTGTCCAAAAATGTGGTAATTAGCACTCCTGCTGATGTTATCCGCACCATTTGGGTAACCACCAACTTCAATTTCATGGTTTACATCGCATATATCAAGTTTCAGAGGCTTGACCTTACTACACACAAGTACGCAGTAGTTTCAGACATGGTTGCAGGAAGAGTGTGGGTGGACTATTGTTCGTTTGAATTCTCCAATAATTCTTATGGAAATGCTATCTATTATCTTTTGACTACTGAAGGGCAGTGCCATGAAAACTACTTTAAATACGGATACAGGGCTATTTATTGTACGAGTAATGCTTTTGTGCGCAATTACAACGGTGAGAGTGATTCTTCCAAGCCGGCTTACGGTCTATGGGCTAGTCTCTGGGGCAAGATTCGAAAAGAGGGAACAGTTCAACCAAGTGGTTCGAGTTCCAGCGAACACACAGAGCTGGGCGGAGAAATATTGTAGGGGGAGCCGTCACTGTGGGCTCAGAGCGCAAAGTTACGAGGTATTGGTAAAACAAGGACATAAATGACCTCTATTAACCTCATCCTCTTCTGGGGCCAGCCCCAGGGAAACGTTTACAAAGCTTCTGGCGGCGCCGTTACGGGCGGCTCCGCCGATGTGTCGGTCTCTGTTGTCTACGAGGCTAGCGGCGGTGCTGTCACGGGGGGCTCGGCGGATTACAGCCTGGAGCTGCCCTATTCCCATGAATACGTAGCCAGCGGCGGTGCCGTTACTGGTGGCGAGGCCGATGTTTCGATTTCTGTTTTCTACGAGGCCAGCGGTGGTGCTGTCACGGACGGTGAGGCTGATATTTCAGTTTCCGCCGTCTACGAGGCCAGCGGTGGCGCTGTCACGGGCGGCTCTGCCATCGCCTGGATGACCCTCCGGGAGTACGAGGCCAGCGGCGGTGCTGTCACGGACGGTGAGGCTGAGCACGCCCTGGAGCTGGCCTATGAGGCTTCCGGTGGCGCTGTTGCGAGCGGCTCTGCCATCGCCTGGATGACCCTCCGGGAGTACGAGGCCAGCGGCGGGGCCGTCACTGGGGGCTCTGCTCTCACGGTCTACATGGGAGCCTGGGATGTCACCCCTGTACCCCGGGTCCAGAGGTTTGCCGCATGACAGAGTACAAATCTATAGATCGCAGCAAGGGCCTGGCTCCGGCCTATTCCCTGGAATCCCGGGATCTCCAGCGGCTGTTTGACGATGCCACCGTCACCAACGCTGTGGCTCTGGAGATCCCCAACAACCAGGGTTTCATCCAGGTGGAGGGTCCCTGGCAGTCCATAGCCCTGGACTGCTGCACCGGCCAGGCCGTGGTTACCATAAACGGTGTGGACACCCTCCGGGCCAAACTCTTTGCCCCCGTGGAGCTCTATGTTGCCCTCACTCATGAGGTGGCCCAGGGCATAACAGGTGAGCTCCTTCTGGGTGAGGTGTCCTCTGGTCAGGCGGCCCAGTCCCTAGCCAGCCAGGCCGGCGTGGCCCTGCAATGGGACACCCGCCTTAATTACCCCCTGGTAAACGCCCTGGAGCCCCTGTGGCATTATTCTGGCATTCTCCTGGAGGGGCTACGCAAAATCATCGAGCCCTTCAATCAGGGTGGCGAGGAGCTTGCGGCCATATTCCCCGATGTAGACGCCGTCCGGGTGGTGGCCGTGGTGGAAAAAAATCCCATCACCCTGGATGTCGGTGCTGCAGATGTGGGCCATTTCATCGAAAACCTCACTATCCAGAGGGCCAAGCGGGCCCGGCCTTTGCGCCGAGTCATTTACAACATAGACACGCCCCGGGCCCTGGCCACTGAGACAGAGCAATCCACCCACACCTATACGGACCAGACAGGCCAGCAACAGTTTAGGGTGGACTACACCAAAACCTACATTGGCCCCATCATCTTATCCGAGGAAACCACCAAATATGTGTGGTGGCCCGGGGGCGGCATAGTTTCGGGGCGCTGGGTCCTGATGAAGCGCGAGACCATTACTAATACATACGACCCCACGCCTACACCCCAGAATGTGCTCTGGAAGCGGGATTTTCTCTTGGCAAGTCGCCAGGAGGAAATCACTCACTACCGGAATGATGGTCAGCCTGGCTGGGGTGAAAACAATGAAGTTTCTTATACCTACGACTCTGACGGTTACATCTTCCAGGAGATCCAGAACCGCAGCAAAATGCAATATTACGGCCCAGACACAGGTAAAAAAGAAGGGGAAGAGATCGTTCAGGAATACGAGCGCATTACTGACGAGCTATATGTGGTCTCCCGTCAAACCCGCACATATACTGCGTGGGTGAGCAGTGAAGATGAAATAACATGGGAGGAGGAGATTCATTACGACACCCAATTGAGCACGGGCCAGCCTCCCAGAGTGAGTCCTATCGCTCCCGCACGAGACGATTCTCGGGTTGACCACCAGGAAGAAACCCTGGACCTGGGCACCGTGGGCGAATCCCTGGAGGTCAACTGGTTCGGCCACGACAACTACTGGAACTGGTTCAAAGCCAGGGTCCAGGCCGAGCGATTTACAGTGCGCTTTGAAGCACCATCCATGTACGATTTGCGTCCTGGCCTTTGGATAGACCTCACCACCAGTGCCGACACGGTCATCAAGGCCATCCAGGGCAACACTGTCGTGGAGGTAGCCCTGAGGGACATTTTAGATTATCTGCCGCCCCTATTTGTGCACTCCGTGTTTGTTGAGCGCCAGGGCAGCCGCCAAATTACCCGCGTGGAGGCTGTGGGATGGAAGTGATACGCCGCTTGTTGGGAAAGCGAGACGAAGGCTACCAGGTGGGCTACCTGGTGGGGAAAACCCAGGACGGCAAGTGGCTGGTGCGTTTGAGCGGCACCACTAGGCTCATCGAGCCCGTCACCGACGAGCCCGTCACCAATGGCGCCCAGGTGATCATCCGGGGGCAGGTGGGGCTGGGAGCGCGAAAATGAAGCGCGTTCGGGTCCTGGGCTACCTCCCCGACGGCCGTGTAATGTGCGCCGACGGCCAAATCCGCCGCCACCTGGGAAACCGTCCCGCTGCCCCGGACGAATGGGCCTGGGCCGACGGGCAATATATTTTGGGCTATAGGCTTAGCAGCCACTCCGCAATAGGCTTGAGAACAACTCAAAAATACAAACCCGAAAGTGGTGTTATCGAGGGTCTGCTGCTAATCTTTGCCCAAGAGGTTAGAGGCAAAATTTTGGGTTACGGAGACGGTACGTCTACCCAGTTTGTGTTCACCCTAGATACCTGTATGGCTAAAGGCAGCCTGAATTTGAGCTACACAGTTGGGGGGCTAGCAGGGAATGCACAGGATGACTCCTATGGCTTTGTTCAGGGTGACTACCTGACACAAGGAACTTCAGACTACAACCAGATAACGTTACAATTCACATTGCCCCCAGATGCAGAAACACCTATAATCGCAAACTACCAAGGGTTTCGACAAGTTATATACGACGTTGAAGCTGGCAAAGCATCGCTTATTACTGAGAATTTCCTCCCCTTTGATGCTGTAGATTACTGGACAGATGGCTCCGGCTCTACCATCGCTTTTGCTTCCGGAAGGGATAAAGATCACCAGATCATCTGGATAGCCAGGGCCCACGGAGACTGGTGGGATGGAGCTCGGCATTCACTGCTGATGGCAAAGTCCGTTAATGCCCCACATCAAACTATTTTGTTTATCAAATTCACAGAACGCTGGGTGCTGGATAACGAAATTTATAGCCGGTTTGATAGAACTGGCCCAGATACTTTTCGCCTAATCCAGGGAAGATATTACGAGCAAGATAACTACAATGGAGAGGAGCTAATAATAGAAACTATAGAATATCAGATCCAAAACGGACAGCTTATGGCAACTGGACAGTCGAAAGACTCTTACCCTGACGCCTATTCCTGGGAGGATGCAATTGAGACAAAAATATTCGAACTACCCGATCCCGATATTGATGATGCTTATGGGCAAATGTCTCCAACCTACTTTAATCCTGCCCTTGGGGACTTTGTGTTTGCGCCCTGGGGGTACTCCTTAATTCAGGAAGATAGTTTCGACAGGGTCGTGGGAGTTACCGAACCGGATTATTGTCCTGCCACTAGCGAAGCAGAATGTGGGTCAGATTTAGGTGTCTTTAGAGACAGTGTCGAGGATATAACCTTGGATAAATCAATTGAGATGAAAGGCTTTGGACTTCTTCGTTTCTACGACTCTATGACAATTAAAGAACGGGAATGGTGGGAGGGATGTTCCTGGAATACAGACACTAAGTTTTGCTACCCTGTCTTGGGACATGGGGAGAAGGAGACCGACTATCACTGCGAATACGCTCCTGATCCTGAGAGTATCTACGCTTGGTTTCCTTTTCCCATGCTTGAATACGACAAGTACGGAGGAGACTTGTACAAGAAGCAGACCTGGGACATTGACTACGCCTATGAGCAAAACCCGGGCACAGGAGAATGGGAGGTCAAAGTTCATGCTTATAAGAACTGTACCTGTGAGGGCAATTCTGCCGAAAAAGACCATCACATCTTGCAGGTGGCCGAAGCACTAGATTTATGGGGGTCGGGTCAGGTAGATAAGGACATGTATGGGCATGACGAGACAAAACAGGTCGTAGCTGCGAGCTGCTACAATTGTGGCGATGCCCACCAGGTAGACTGTGACTGGGAGACAGTTAGTTCTATCCGCTTCTACTGCAACTTTGAGCGGTTAAGCATTGCACAAGTTAAAGATGCTCTTTACTACGCCGTAAGAGAAGATGGAACGGTGGCGATTAGGAAAGGAAACCAAGACATAACCAACCAAATTCGTCTAGCTCTTCAAGCCCAGGACCTGGTCTTTGATGATGAACTCTTTGTAGGCATGGTGGCATGGGTCACTCCCTGACTCTCTCCACATTTCTCTGCTCAGTGTGGAATGTTGATTTTCTCCGCTAAAGTTGCTAAAAGGGTACTAATAATTCTGGGGGGGGACTAATCATGAAAAAGCTTATGTTTCTTATGGTTGCTGTCTTTATGTTTTCTTTGACTGCCCTAGCGTTCGACGTGCAACGAATCGTATGGGATCAAAATATTTGCTCAACAAACGGAGCCTTCTGTTTTAGGGGCAATATTGAATATGATAGAAAATCCAAGGACATAAGCATAAACGGGCGTTTCAGCAAAAGCTCGGGTCCCGGGATTGTCACGATATGGTTTGAGGGAGTAACCAGCGGCGGAAAGAGAGCCGTGGTGCACATGTCTTTCAAAGTGAGGGGACGTTATAGCGAAATAGTGCGGCACAGCGTATACACCGGCTACTGGGGCCAAGTAGATTGGCATCTGGATGATATAACCTTTGAGCCTTTAAAGTAGGTGCAGAAGTCATGCCTAAAGCCAGGGCCTGGATGAGATGGGTTACGCTACTGGCGTTTGCAGTGGTTTTTAGTCTACCTGCCCTGGCAGGAACCCCAGAAATCGGAGGGACTGCCAAAGTAGCAGGCTCCAGCTGGGTCGGATGCAAAAACAGAGAGGAGCTAGAAAAGCTCAGCGAATATGCCCATCAGCATGACGAGGTTGCGTTCAAAAAGCTATTGGCTAGGGACCTAGCTAATGGAGAATGCCGCTACATGAAAAATGGCGAAACGGTCTACATCACCGATGTATCAATCCTGGGATATACCAAGGTAAGACCCCGTGGCGAGATAGACGAATACTGGGTATTAACCCAAGCTCTGGAGCCCCAATAAAGTCCGCCCTTGGAAATGCCTCTCCCTGTGACACATTAAAACAGATTTTGACACGCTTTGACAGCGATTGCCTTTGTCGCATCTAAATTCCACTTTGTCGCATTTTAAATTCCACTGAACAGACAGGGTTTAATAGCAAGATGTTAGATGCGTTGTTAGATAAATGAATGAGGTTAGATGATGGAAGGTGCTGTAAATGGCGGAGGGGGAGGGATTCGAACCCCCGGACCCCCTTCGGGGTCAAGTGATTTCAAGTCACCCGCCTTCGTCCACTCGGCCACCCCTCCGCAAGAAAAATAATGGCCCTTGGCAAGGAGAAGAGTCAAGGGAAACTTGATATGAAGATAGAGCCTGGGTTATTCTCTCGAAGCACTTTAGGAGGCGACGTAAACAAGATGGACATAGTGATCTTCAGAGTAGCGGCCGTTTTTTACCTGGCTTCAGC